ATTAAAAATATTATTAAAATTATTATTATTTTTTAATAAATTATTATATGATTTCTTATTATCCATTATTATTTATTAAATATTTTTATTTCAAAAAAATTAAAATTTTTCCCAAAATTATAATGTATTATTATTTATCTAAATATCTAATAAAATAATAATACAATCTATTATAAATAATAATATAATTTATTTATTATAATGAATTGGTTTATAATATTATTTTTAATAATATCTATTATTTTATTTTTAGTAACTAAATACTATGTTGAAAAAATAGTTGCTGATGAACAAACATTAAAAGAAGAAATAGAAACATTTGAAACAGAAAATAATAGAACTCCAACCGAACATTTAAAATTTAACCATAGTATAACACTAAATTATCTTGATAAAGAAAATGCTAGTAAATTAGTATCTTTAAACAGTGATTATATGAATCATATGAACCAACCTAATTTAAGTGCTCGCAACTGTGATTCACTTAATGAACTTTATGAAAAATGTAAAAATGGGTTTGATACAATAACGCCAAAAGAAAAAGAAAAAGTAGATTTATTTATATTAAACTTACTAGATAAAATAAAATTAAACAATACTTCTTATTATAATTATGTCTCTAAATGGTTAAAAGAGATTAGTATAGCAAAAGCCAAATCTTGGTTAGAATCTGGAATGCCTCATACGCTAGAGAAAACAATTATTATGGATGCTGATTGGTTTCGTAATCCACGTGAAACAACATTATTACACGAATTAACACATATACATCAACGTTATGTTGAATTTGACTTTGAAGATTTATATAAAGAATTAGGATATCATTATAATACTGATTATATTAAAGGTTTAGAAAGTATATATCCTCTAAATCGTAATAATCCTGATGGTTTATCTACACAATGGTTATGGAAAATGCCAGAACTTTCTACCACAATACAACCTACTTTACATAATAATAATACACATTATTGGTGGATTGGTGCTATTTTTAAATCTGTAAATCCATCTTGTTTAAGTGAAGTAGATTTGGTGGCATTAAAATTAAATCAAGATAATGAAGGGAATTTTTATTATTTAAAACAATCTACCACATTATTACATAATTTAAAATCATTTACAACATTTTTTGGTGAAAATCCAAATAATTATCATCCAAATGAAATTACTGCTAAAATGGCTGAATTTTATTTAATGGATACATTAAATAATTTACATCAGTTTAATAATAAAGAAAATAAAGAAACTAATAAAAATAAAGAAAGTAAAGAAACTAAACGTTATTCATTTACTGATTATGAAGGATATAAAATATATAAAAAGTATATTGATAATATGATAAGTAAATATTATTAAGATTATAAATTAAATATACTATTCATTGATTTTTGGGCGTATTTTTTAATATTAATTAGATAAGATGTTGCTATTGAATTTAACATATTATTATTGATAAGATAAGTATTTAATCTTTGCATAGCAATTTTTCTTTTTATAGTAAGACTATCTTCTAATTTAAATGGTTCTTTGATAGTTTCAGGATATCTATATAATTTAAATACTACTTTATATATAGAACCTATAGGAAGTTTTTTTTGTTTAGGTAATAAATAATTTATAATTGCTATAGAACTTGACCTATTTTTAAAATTTTTAGCCCATAATAATTTAGGTTTTCTGTTTTCATTACCAGGTAAAATCATAACAAGTAAAAAATGATTCATATTATTTACTTGAACATGTGGAGCAGTTGATAATTTACTACTTTCATATATAGTATTTAATGTTGAATTATTAATTGTTATTTGATTTGGTGTTCTATTATTATAAATAAGTGTTAATAAATCTGGATTTGCTTTATTACCTTGTTGAAAACTACTTATACTTCTTTTTGTATTTCTAAATGCTTGCGAACCAATACCTCTATAACTTAAATTTTTTTCGCCCTTATTAGAAAAAACTTCTCTCGATAGTTTAGTTAAAAAATTACCACCTCCTCTTTTACTGTTGTTTTTACTATATTTTTTTTGTTTACTATTATATTTTTTAGTTTTAGTATTATATTTTTTAGTTTTAGTATTATATTTTTTAGTTTTAGTATTATATTTTTTAGTTTTAGTATTATATTTTTTAGTTTTAGTAATCATTTTTTATTAATTATTTAATATTTAATGTATATACATATTTAATATTTTTATTTTTAATAACTCTTTATAATCATACCTTCATTATAAAATAAAATAAAATTACTATTAGTCGAATATTTATTAGTTAATTCATTTAATAAAATTTTATTATTATTATTATTATCATTATTATTAATACAGTTGCTAGATACTTCTTTATTATTTTTATTAAAATACAATGTCATTTGTGTAAGAGAATATTTACATAATGGTTTATTATTTAAAGTTGATTTAAATAATAGTCCATCACTACCAAATTTAAAATAATTAATATAATCTTCACTATTTATCGGCTTCATATGATATAATATAGTAAGTTCAAATGATAGATTATCTAATTCATTATACTGTATTGGAGAAAATTCTAAATCTCTACATTTTGTTGTTTTAGTTGATAATTCACATACAAATTTTTTTATATTTTTTTCTATTGTATAGTCGTCATTATTTGTTTCACTTGTTCCAATACAACCCCGTAATTCATTTGCATCTTTCTTATATAATGTTATAAAAATACCTAAATGTTTTTTAAAAATAGGACTATTAATTGGTAAATTATTTATTTTATGAATAGTATTATTAAAATTTTTAATATTATTAAAATTACTAACTGTATTTTTTAATATAGATGACGTTGTATTTAAATAAAATTCTTGTTTCATAAAATAAGTTAATGAATGTTTTTCATATTCTGAAAATGAATTATCAATCACACGTTTTTTATTATTTTCAAAATAAGGTTGTGTAGTAAATATTAATCCTATATAACTTATAGATGGTTGTGATGATGATAATAATGGTGATGTTGATAATGATGGTAATGTTGATAATGGTGATGTTGATAATGATGAATTATTAAATAAATCATTTGGTGTAAATTGATTTATATGGTTTTTATTTATAGTATTATTTATAGTATTATTTATAGTATTATTTATAGTATTATTTATAGTATTATTTATAGTATTATTTATAGTTTTTGATGTTATTTTTTCATTTAATGATGTATAATAAGATGTTATTCTAGAATATAAATTTTTATAATTAGTATTAAAATCAATACTTATTCCTGAATCACCATTACTATTACTACTATTTGATGAACTTGATGAACTCCTGAATGTATTTGTATAATTACTTAATAGATTAGAAAAGATATAAAATGATAATGAACTCGTTGATGGTGTATTTTGTATAAATAAAATATCATCTATTTTACTACTACGGGTTTTATAACCATCTAAATTATCATATATAAACTGTAATATTATATTATCTTCCTTTTTAATATTATAATTTGTATTTGTATTAGTGTTTGTATTTGTGTTTGTATTTATATTATTATTTATACTTGTATCTGTAAAATTACTTGTAGATATTAATATAGTATCATCACTTTTTAGATATTTTTTTAATATATTAATAACATTACTTATTTTATTATTATTATTATTATCAAGATACATTGAATTACTAATTAAAATAGGTATTATTGAAGCACCAGGAGCAATTGTTTCTATAAATGGTAAATTACTATACAATGATACTTCATTTTCAATAAGTTCATTATTTATTTCTAGATAAGGTTTTAAAGTGTCTATTATTTTTGTATTTATTTTTAACGCTGTATTAGATGTTGGTTTATTATTTAATAGTGTTTCATTTTTATAAGATTTTATAGATGTAAAAGAAGTTGATATTAATGTAGATGATTTGGTTGAATTTGTACAAAGTAATATAATATTTTTAATTGGTTTAGTTCTATCGTATAATTGGTAATATGCTGAAGCACTACATAATCCATTTTGAAATAAATTATTTGAATAAGGACTAATAATTGCTTTTATTGTATCTGGGTCTGTATTTGATTTTAAATAGTTTTTTGATATATTAAAAACATTATTTATATAATTTTCTATTAACATTGAAACATTTATATTAGAATTTGTATTAGAATTATCTATTTTTATTAATAAATTATAAGGAGGATTATAAATTCTTTCTAGAGAAGGATTAAATTTAGACTTTGGTTTAAAAGGAGATAGTTGTGTTTTATAAAATGTCTCACTTACATATTTTTTTAACAATAGATGAGTTGATGAATAAGGTTTTAATATAGTTTCACTATAATAATCATCTCCATTACCATTACCATTATCATTTTCATTATGAATATCAGTATTATCTTTAGAATGATAATTATCTAGTAATGTTTCTAGATATAGGTTTTTTTGTAAATCATATGTTTTATTCATATATAAAAAAATTTATATATATTTTTACTTATTTATTTATTTATTTATTTTCAAATTTATTATACTAACAATAGTATATGTTTTATTTTAAAAAAAAATTAAAGAAATATAACTAATATAATTAATTTATTTCTTATTTTTTATCATTTCTTATTTTTTATCATTTCTTATTTTTTTATCATTTCGTTTTATTTATTATACTCATTTATATCTTAATTATAATACTTATTTTAGAATTATTTAATTATATAATTATATTTATTTAACATTATGTTAATGTTTATTATTAAAAAATTACTTAATAAAATAAATAATAAGGATAGTAATAATAGTAATAAGGATAGTAAGGATAGTAATAATATTAATAAAGATACTAATAACGATAATAATAAATGTAATAATAATGATGATGTCTCTGGAGATGATGAAAATATTATTGATTTATTAAAAACATTTTCAAGTGATAATGTAGATGTTTCAGACATAATTAAAGAAATACTTAAACTTGAAAAAGAATTTCCAAATACTATATTATATTCTAAAGACGGACATAAATATAATGAATTAGAATTTTTTCAGGCTAATTTAGATAGCAATGTCAATAGTAAAACGACATCTCTATTTGATAAATTTAATAGAACATCTACACAATTAGGTAAAACATTATTACAATCTATTATATTACAACCTACTACTGATATTTCTATTTTAAATCATAGACAAAAACAAGTCTCTTTATTTTTAAATCATAAACAAAAAGAAGAAATTAAAACACTATTGCTAGAATGTTCTAAATTAGAAAAAGATATTCTAGCCATGCAAATGGCAGATACACCAGAAATGGAAGAAGTATACAAAGTCATTTTCTTTGAATTTATACTATTAAAACAATTCAACTATAATGAATTATTTTTAAAATACTTCTATTATTTTATTATTATATTTAGTCCTGCTTATGGAGCCATTGCTCCTTTTATATTTATGTTTGCTCCTTATATATTTATGAAATATGTATTAAAAGTTCCTGTTCCCTTTGAAACATTCTGGATGGTAATGAAAAAATTAGTTATGGGTGGAACAGGTTTTTTTACAAATTTAAACAAAATTATAAATAGCGATATAGGTAAAGTAGCAGAAAATATAGTTCAAAATGGTATGGGAGGATTAAATGGTGGTGGTGGTTTAAATGGTTCTAGTGCTGGGACTAGTTTTTTTAATACATTTAGTATAAAAAATGTAATTATATCTATTGTAAAATGGATAGTAGCATTTATGAATACAAGTGCTGGAACCTATGTCTATTTAGGTTTTATTGTTATTTCATATCTCTATGGTATTTATAATAGTATTCAATCAAGTATAACCTATAATAAAATTATTAATATGTTTCATTCACGTATTAATATTATTTCTAAATGGTTGAAAAACGCAGTAAAATGTTTTAAAATGAAATTAGGGTTTGAAAGCCCTGAAATTATACCTATTGTTAATGAAATGTATGATTTATTACAAAACCCCACAATTATAAATCTACTTAACCACGACTGCTTTAATTGCGAACCAAGTCTATTTTCAAATAAAGGTATTATTATTAAAACATTTAAAGAATTTCTAGATGCTAAAAAAATAATACAACCTTTTTGTAAGTATTTGGCACATATTGATGTTTGGTATGGTGTAAGCAGTTGGGTAAATGAAGACAGTAAAATAAATAAACGCAACCTATGTTCTTTTATTACAGATAGTGAAACACCTATTGTCAAAGGAAAATCTGTATGGAATATATGTTGTGAAAAACCTGTTTATAATGATATTAAACTAGGATATGAACCTATTCAAGTTGGTGGAAAAGAAGAGAAAGAAAAGAAAGAAACATTTAATAATTTATTAATCACTGGTCCAAATGGTTCTGGAAAATCTACTTATATTAAATCTGTTATAGAATGTATTTTATTAGGTCAAACTGTTGGTGTTGTTCCTGCTTCAGATTTTGCTTTTACACCCTTTGTAAATATTTCTACCTATTTAAATATTCCAGATTGTCAAGGAAAAGAAAGTTTATTCCAAGCAGAAATGAGTAGATGTTATCAACAATTACAAATGTTAAATAATGCTGAAACAAAAGGTGATTTTAGTTTTAATATAATGGACGAAATTTTTGTTTCTACTAATTATCAAGAAGGTATGAGTGGTGCATATGCTGTTATTAAGAAAATGTGTCAGTTAAATAAATCTTTAAATATAATTACAACGCATTTTGATGTATTAGCAGGTATGGATGAAGTAAAAGTAGATAAACATTACTTTGATATTGAAATTGATGAAAATGATACTATTATTAGCGATTACAAAATAAAACCAGGAGTAAGTAAAAAACACTTTGCTCTTAAATTATTAAAACAAAAAGGATTTGATAAATCTATTATTGAAGATGCTGAATTCTTATATAATAAATTACAATCTAATTCTGTATCTAAAAATACACCTACTCTAGAAGATGAAATTATAGAAGAAATAGATAATGAAGAAGAAATAGATAATGAAGAAGAAATAGATAATGAAGAAGAAATAGATAATGAAGAAG